TACAGCTCCGGAGCTGGATGAGGTTACTGTTTGCCCAGCCACAGTTGTGACAGGTTGTGAACTATTTGAGACTGTTACACTACCCCGACCTGTCTGTGTTTGTTGAGAAATTAATATTTCTTGTTGAGTTCTCTGCTCTAAAAGAATATTTTGATATGCAGCATCAATTCGATTAGCGACTTCTGGGCGCAATACTTTAATGCCTTTTAAATCATTATTACTTTTAACGTATCTATCAAGATAAGTTACTTGTGTTAATAAAGCAGGATTAAAACTTGATAGATTTGCTGTGATATAAGATTCAAGGTTTGTAGATGCATCGAGCCATGCGCCAGCCTGAGTTGTTTCTGCTGGAGATGTTGCTTTTGCAACACCACCTTCAATATAATTGTTCTTAAATGTAGAAACTCCAGAAACTTTATATTCATAAACGAAAGCAAATATATTTCCTGTCAAGAAAACATCTAACTGATTATCGACTATATAGAACATATGTACGGTAATATCATATTTACCTGCAGTATTTGTGTCTGCCAAACTAACAGCCTCAGCAAGTTCAGTTTTTAATTCGTTATGAATCTCGGTTAGATCAGTGCCTGTTGGAAAATTATTTGTGAAGTCATTATCAGTTGTAGAGCCAGAGACTCCAAGAAGTTCATCGAGAGTATGGGTGTCTGTTGGATCTTGTACTTTTTCATAAGCAGCAAAACCTGCACTGAATAAAGAACCTTCAGATGTGAAGAATCCTTTGTCAATATTCGATCTTAATACACTAAAGTCATAATTCGCTGAATAATCAACGTTTGTAGAAACTTCAATATCCTTAACTACAGCAGCATTAATTTGTGCATCTGAGGAACCAGCAAGTTCTAAGTCGAAACTTAAACGTTGTACAAAGGGAGCATTCGGCGTAATATCGACATAGTTGCCTTCTCCATCTTCATAATGATGTGTTGCCAAATATTCTAAAGAAGAAGAGTCCACAACAGCAGAGACTTCAACTCCACCTTCTGTTGTAGAAATAACCTCTCCGTTTGTAAAGTTAATAGCATTTTGAAACTCAATAACTTTTACTGTAAAAGTATACTCCTTAAATTCATTATCAACTCCAAAGTTATACTTGAAATTAGAATAACCAGAACCACCCTCTAAAATATTTGTCTCTGTTAGTGTTATAATGCTACCATCAGAAACTTTCGTTGCAGTCCAATTTAATACATCTGTATATCGTTCACCAACAGTGGATAACTCTAATGCAACATGACCAAAGGCATTAGCCTGAACAGTCACAGTGCGTTCAACAGGAATGCGTTCAACAATTAATTGTCCTTGATCTAACAGCCTTCGAATAATCTTAGCTTTTTGACCAGAAGTTTTACCTTCGATTTCACTACCAACTTTAAACTTAGTGCTAAGGTCTGTGCGGGTCAAGATTGTTGTATTTGGATAATCATTTTTTGCCTGAGCGAGAACATCTACGTATGCTCTTGGCCATCCACGCAACTTAATCTTATCGTTTAAAATATAGAATGTCCAGTGTAAGTCTGGCCGATTATACAGCTTCTGAGAAATTTGATCTGCTCTATCCCCATCCTGCAAATCATACTCAGTGTAAAATGATACATCATCCTTCACTTGATCAACAAGGTCGACGTAAATACCTAAATTCTGATAAAGAGTAGGAGATGCTTCTGTCCCAAAAGTATAATTAATTTGAGGAAAGTTGGTAAAGTATGCCATTTAGAATCCTTGTTCAACTAACTGTCTTGTCAGTGTTGTTTCTTCCTGGAATGTTAAAGAGATACCAATCTCAGTAAAATTGCCATCTGTATGGAAACTACCAGATCTTGGATTATATTGAGTTTGCGTAGAGGTCAAATAACAAGGAAGAAGCTTGTTTGCAACTTCACTTCCTTTATATGTAAATGAGATCTGAAACTTTGTTGGAAATTTATAAACAGCACCACCGATTTCTTCAGGATAAAGATTTTCTCTAAAGAACTGCACGATCTCTTTAGATGCATCCGCCTCTTCTGGGGAGAGAGGCTGCATAATAAAGTTAAATGAGAACTGTCTTAGAGCTACGTCTTTAAAAATCGAACGTCTATGTGGATTAGCTGTAATGCCCGTACCAGCTGCAACTGCAGCACCACCGAAACGTTCAGCAAGACCAGCTAAGTATGCCTTACCTTCTGTGCTAGTAAACCCAGACTTTGCTCTGTCGATTGTCGAGATACCATCATTGACGACTTGTTGAATACCTTTTACCAGCCCTTGTTCTTGAAGCGCACCAGCGGCAAAGGCAATCCCACTACCAATCAACCCAAGGTCAGTGTTTTCATATCCAACCTGATCAGAGATAGTAATACCTTGCGGAAGATATAAACTAACAGAGCCGCCATTCGTTTGGACTGTTTGCACAGAACCTCCAGTTCCTGCAGCTGTGCCAACGCCAGCAGCACCACCCGCCCTGTTAGCTACAAAAGAAGATGTGCTGTTAATCGCCTGAAAGTTTATTCGTCCCTGATATTTCTCATCTGGTTCTATTGGGAAGGTTAGTGCCACTCTAGAGTCCTGCCTATAAATATGAGTAATCTTTCAAGTATTTATATGGTTAAAATGAAAACATACAAAGGTAGATATAAAGTAAAGAATCCTAAGAAATATGCGGGCGATCACACAACTGTTGTATATCGTTCAATGTGGGAAAGATTTGCTTTTAAGTGGTGTGAAAATAATTCTGAAATTAAATTATGGGCATCAGAGGAGACTGTAATTCCATACATCAGTGCGATTGATAACAAATATCACAGGTACTTTGTCGATCTTAAAATTATAATGAAAGACGGCAGAACTATATTGGTAGAAATTAAACCAGAGAAACAAACAAAGCCTCCTGCTAGCAGAAGAAGAACGAAAAGGCATATTTCAGAATCGCTTGAGTATGTTCGTAATCAGTGTAAGTGGAAGGCTGCAGTAGAATATTGTAAAGATAATGGATATGAGTTTCAGATTTGGACTGAGAACGAATTAAAAAAGATGGGAATGAAGTTTTAATGACATTAAGACTTTATCATGCAGAAGATAGCAACTTAACGTACATACGCACGCCTAAATGTGCAGGTATGACCATGGAAAAAACCTTTCTTGGATTATACAAATATGAAAGAGTTGTGGCATATCCAGCAGAAATGATTTATCCACACTCGAATTCTACTAAATTTGTTGTTGTTAGAAATCCATGGGATCGAGTTGTAAGTCATTTTGAACATACTAGAAGACGTTATGATGGGTATAAAAATTTTAAATTTTATGATTGGTTTTACTCTGAAAGTCATGCTTACGTTAAAAGAGTCTCTGAAAGTTATTTAAACGTTTCTAATTTTTATTTAAAATTTGAAGACTTAGAAAGAGAAGTGAATAAAAAATTATCTCCGAACAAAAAAGTAACATTATTTTACCTCAACTCTTCTCCAAGAGAATTTTTAAACTATCAGGATTATTATGTTGATCAAAGAATGATTGATGTGGTCGCCGAACTAAATAAAGAAGTAATCGAAAAAATTGGATATGATTTTTAATGGCTAGCCTGTTTCAAAAATTAGAACTGGAAGCATTCCGTAAAGGCATTCAACCAAGGTCGAGAGAATCTATTGCTTGGTTTCGTAGTAAGGCCAGTAAATTAAGACCTTCGAGAACTGCTTTGCTGAGAGATGAACAAGTACAACTAAGGAGCAGAACTGCGATTGGTAGTATGTACATGTACTTCTATGATCCAAAGACCAAAGACACATTACCATTTTATGATAGGTTTCCTCTTACTATCATCGTCGGTCCTGCTCCTGGAGGCTTTTACGGACTAAATTTGCATTACCTTCCGCTCGATACTCGTGCTAAATTTCTTGATGCTCTGCTTGACACACTAAATAACAAAAAGTATGACGACACAACTCGCTTTAATGTTTCTTATGATATGTTGAGAAGAGCCAGCAAGCTTAGAGCATTCCGTCCATGTTTTAAGAGATATCTTAGTAAACATGTCCGTTCTAGATTTGCTTTGGTCGCACCTCCAGAATGGGAGATTGCTACGTTTCTACCAACAGCTGACTTTGAGAAGGCTAGTTCGTCAACAGTCTACAGAGACTCGAGAAGGAAAATGAGAGCGTAATGGCAAGCATCGAAGATTTAAAAGGGACAATTGCGAGAGGAGTATCTCGTGCTGACCGATACAGAGTTCTGCTGCCGGCAGAGTTTGGTGTCGATGGTCGTACAGTTGATGCATTGTGTCGTGCAACTAATATTCCGGGTCGTCAGATTGTAACCAATGAAAGAACCATTGGTATGATGACGCAAAAAATGCCATATGCTTTCTTGTCCGAAGATGTCAACCTCACATTCTTGCTTACTCATGATTACTCAATGAGGACATATTTCGAAAACTGGCAAGGAAGCATCATTGGTACAGATACCTATGAAGTTTCTTATAAAAATGAATACGCAAGAGACGTTATCATTCAACAGCTAAATCATGGAGATAACTCTGTTGTATATTCTTGTAAATTAATTAGAGCATTTCCTACAACAATGCAAGCAATTGAACTAGGTGATGATGCACAAAACCAGTTAACACAATTAAGTGTACAACTCTCATATACTGTATGGGAACCAGCCTGATAATGGAGAAAGTATATTATGGCTTTACCAAAACTTAATGAGACGATTAAATATTCTGTTAAGATTCCCTCCACTGGAGAGACTGTAAGATATCGTCCTTACCTCGTAAAAGAAGAAAAAGTGTTAATGCTTGCGCTGGAACAAGGCGACGAGCAGATTTCACTCGAAGCGATTGCAGATACATTAGAGGCTTGTATTGAAGAGCCGATTAATGCACGCAGCCTACCAATCTTTGACATTGAATATCTCTTCACACAGATTCGATCGAAGTCTGTTGGTGAAACCACAACCATTCAAGCAAAGTGTACAGAGTGTGATACTGCGAATGAGATTACTGTAGATATTTCAAAAGTAAATATTAAAGTGCCAAAAGGTGCGAGTGCAAAGACAGTAAAACTTACTAATGACATTACTCTTGAAATGAAATATCCTACAATTAAGGATATTGCGCCAAGGATGAATAAATATAAGAACGGTAATCAAACTGATCAAGCATTTGATATGATCGCACAGTGTATTGATGCTGTGCAGATGAAAGATGAAAGGTTCTCTTTAGCTGATGAATCAGATGAAGAGGTTAATGCTTTTATTGAATCATTCTCGACTGATCAGTTTATGAAAGTTAGAGATTTTATTGAGAAAATGCCACGTCTTAAACATGATGTTGATTTTGTTTGTGGTAACTGTGGTCATGACAATACATTAACGTTACAAGGAACTGCTGATTTTTTTTAGTATGCCTCTCTCACGACAATCTGAATAATCATTTTCAGGTAAATTTTCAGTTGATGCAACATCATCATTATTCATTGACTGAAATTGAAATGATGATACCTTGGGAGAGAGAGGTTTATCTGGCTATGTTAATTACACATCTTGAAGAAGAATCAGAAAGAATAAAACAAAGAGCAGGATAAATGGCAGAAGCTACACTCACAGACGTTCGTAACACTCTCTTAGGGTTAAACGAAGAACAAGGTAAGACAACTGAGGTTGTTAGCTCTCTTGTTGATCGTTTCCAAGATATGCTCGACTTTCAAAAACGTGCCAAGTTGGATGATGCAGAGGCTGCTAGAGAAGCTGCAGGCAAAGCCAGAGCAGAGAGTAACAGAACTGATAGTGGTGGACTCAATACAACTACTGACTTTGGTATCGCTGATAAACTAATAGCTGGAGCAGTGTTAAGTTTAGCAGCGCTCTCTACATTTCTTGATAAAGAAATAGAAGATATTATTCAATTTATTCGTGATGCGTTTCTTAAATTTTTTATTGATGTAGGTAAGATTGCTATTGCAATAGATAACTTCTTAGTTAAACCCATTAATACAAGATTGCTTGCATTAATTGATGATTTTAAAGCAGGACCAATCGCCAAAGCTATCGGCGGTTTCTTCGATGTGTTTAAAGCGACATTTAGATTTATCTCAGGAACATTAGGTCGAGCAGTTACATTAGTCAGTGGTGGTTTGACTGCATTATTACCAAGCTTTGATTTCCTTAAAGGCATTGCTAGGGTCTTTGGCAAACTTTTCTTACCTCTGACTATCTTTATTACTGCATGGGATACTGTTAAAGGCTTTCTTGAAGGATTTGAGGAGGAAGGTATTGTTGGTGGGATCAAAGGTGCAGTTACCGGATTCTTTAACTCTTTAATTTTTGCTCCGCTCGACCTTTTAAAGCAAGCGACTGCATTTGTTCTTAATAAATTAGGATTCGAGAACGCAGCTAATTTCTTAAACAGCTTTTCGTTTCAAGACTTGTTTACAAACATTGTAGAGTCAGTCTTTGGTATAGTTGGTCAAGTAGGTAACTTTATCAGTGAGCTATTAACAGAGCGTATTCCGTCTCTAGCATCTGATTTATACAAAAATATTGGAGAGTCCTTCGAGAACCTTACTAATCAACTAAGAATTAACTTTCAGATCGGACTCTTAAAAATTGCTGCTCTAATTCAGAATGTTCCAGATCAACTTCTTAAATTCCTGAGTGATAATCTACGTATTCAGATTCCTCGCATTGCGATTCCAGTACCATTCTCTGGTGGCAGAGAGTTGGTTATTGCTGAAGCGTCAGAAGTTGGTGTGGGTGGAAGAGAAGGAGCTGCCAGAAGAATCGCAGAACGTAATGCTAGATTAGACGCTAGACTCCTTGAATTAAGTAGACAAAACTTGGCTGATGTTGGTGGTGCAGCTGGCACCGGAACTAATATCGTAGTAGATAATTCTACCGTAGCTCCATCACAAACATCTGTTGTGAATCAGTTACAAAATCCGATTCCTCTCTCTGAAAGCACAGAAAGAGTTACCCTTTCTGATTAAAAAAATGGCTCCCAGCGGAAAGGAAACACTGGGAGCCATCTTATTATCTAGTCTTCAGCAGCTAGTTTAGAGAAATATGACATAGTGTCATCATCCTCCTCATCATCACTACTTACACTAGATGGTTCGGAAGGTTCTACAGTCTTCATTGGAGCCGTCTCTGCGGTCGTAGACAAGTCTTCCTGTTGCTGAGGAGTAAAGTTACCCCCAACACCCAGAACCGCATCCAGACGAGCCTTCAACTCCTCATAGGACTTGTAGTTAGCAGGATCAGTAAACTCTTGAAGAGAGTAACACTGTGCATAGATACGTTCCATGTCTGGATCGTCTGACAGTGCATCAGGATTTGCAAACTCAGAACGATCGTAGTTCCGATAGCCTTCAACCTGACGAATCTTGAGTTTAAAGTCTGCGCCATCCCAAAGATCAAAAGGATTAACAGGGTCTTCATCTTGGAACTGTGGCTGCATAGAGTCCATCAGTTTATCAAAGATCTTCTTGCCATATACGTACAAGAATACCTTACCCTCGTTCTGAGGGTTCTCTGGATCAGACACTATGTAAATATTCGATACATAGTGCAACCGACGTTTCTGACGACGAGCAGTTTCTTTATCTGCATCAACACCAGAGTTCCAGAGGCGTGAGTTTACCTCACTGACAGGATCCTTTTGACCGATAGAAGTCAACGATTTCTCGATGTACCACATGCCAGTGGTATCACCTTTAAAACCGTGGTCCCAATAACGCACCCATGGCAACTCTTCACCTTCAGGAGCTGGCAGGAAACGAATGACAGCGTAGCCATTCCCTGCTTTATCTACTGTTGGTTTCCAAATACGTTCATCCGGACCATTATTATTTGAAGAAGCATTTTCATCCAGCTTTGCAGCCGCAGAAACCAGCTTTTCAATAGATGAACCACGAGAGCGTTTGAGATTCGAAAGTGACATAATTGTATTTTCCTTATATTACAGTGTATGGTATATTAATATACTATATGTTTTAGTGAATGTCAATCATTTTTTTCAAAGGTGATTGAGCCTTTTTCTACCTCCATAGATTCTGGAGATTCTTTTTTAGTGAGCAATGTTTCTAAATCAGGATATATTGTGATATACCCATCTTGCTCAATTAATTCATATTCTTTAAAGAGTTCCAGCTGTTTCGGAACAGATGCATTCGCACTCTCCGATTGCTGGAGATTCCGATTGATCATCTGGTACCTCCTCTGGTATTTCTTCTTCAGTAACGACATCATCAAAGGTTCCAGATCGTTCATCATCTGCAACATCAGTTTGTAATTCTGGTTCTGTTGGTGCTTCTTCTGTAGGTTCCTCGATTGGTTCCTGAATTACAGGATCATCGTTATTGAACCTATCTAAAATAGTATCTCTGTAGAAATAGCCACATCCAGCGATACCAAGAAAGACTAGAATGAATGGGATGTAAATTCCGATTAAACGTAACATAAAATTCCTCAATTTTTTCATAAGGGTAGCTTATTAACCTTTTCTAAATAATTTAAATCTCGAGCTTCTGCTTCTATCTTATCTTTGATACTCATATTTAGTAGTGTTGATACCTGCGAGGGATCGATCATATTCTCATCACAAATTAGTAGAACAGCATCCATGTACGGATGTTTACATCTCTGCACAGAGGCTTCTACGAGAGCACAAAAATTTTCTTTGGTCAATACTTTATCTTCAATCATAGAGTTAACTCATCCATTTTTATTAAGTTCTCAACATCCACTCTGACCTCTTTATTTAAAGGAGCATTTCTATTACAATTTTGACAAGCAGGCAATCCCTCTCTACTATTTTCGCAAACTAATTTTTTTCTGTAATAGCTTATAGTTTCATTATAATTTAAAAACTCTGATATATTCTCTTTATATATGTTACCTAAAACTAAGGGAGTCCAATCATCACAACAAAGATTATAATCACCATTCCAATTAATGTATATTATATGAGTTAATTTTCTACAGCTTTTGTCAGTAAAATCGTAGAAGCTTTCTCCGAGAAACCCAGCACGATTAGTCATACCCTCAATATTGCCTGTTCCATATTTTGATTTGACATTGGGATTGTTTCCAGAAGTTTTAGGAGTAGCGTATTCATTGTAGTTTAGTCCGACATCTGGCTTAATATCAACATGTACGTTCTCATAATTTTTATATTTTTCTAAGATTAATCTTTGCTGTTTTTCATCTGTAGTATAAACATCATATTTTACTTTAAACTTATTCCCATATGGTTCTAAAAATTTCTCAAGTAAATGTAATCTCTTGCCATTCGTTGTGATATTGACTTGTTTAATATTTGCACATTCAAGAAACAGCTGTACAATTTTATCAAAATTTTTAGTTAGAGTAGGTTCTCCTCTTCCTGCGAATGTTACCTTTCCCTTAAAATTGCAATTTTCTATTTGCTTTATAATCTCTTTTGCGGTATCAATCGACATATGCAAGTTTTGATTAGGATATCCATGCGCTCTTGGGCAGAAAGAGCACTGCAAATTACAGAGCTCTGTTGGATTAATTTCGATAGCCCTAATTAAACTAAAATGGTCCATTAATACCAATCGCTACCAGATCCATTTCGATCAGAGAGATATTCGTTGTACCCATCTAGACCACTTACGATTTCTTTAATATCATGAGAGTGCGCATACTCTTCATCATAAGCAGCGAGAGAATCTAGACGCTTACTAGCTGCGAATTGCTTGTTTTGTTTTTTACCTACGGCACGTTTGTTCAAAGACATATTTTATTCCATTCAAAAGTTAACATTTTATGTTTATGCCAGTCCAAAGGATTAGCAGAGGAGTTAATTCTAATCTCAGCCTCTTTAGCTTTATTCTTTTTCATTTGTTCTTCGGATTGTCGAGTTATTCCAGGCATTCCTTTTAACGTTCTAGTAAGAAGAGTGCTATTCCATGCGTTTAACATTTCTCTAGAGAACAATTTATCAAGGCGATCTTGCATTAAAAATGTTCCCCAGCGATATCCATTTAACCTTTCATCATAACCACCAGCAGCGAGGAAATATTTACTAGGAATCATGAACTGATTGTCACCAAACCAAAGCCATTCATTTTCTTCAAGTTCAACAAACCTTATTATATCGTCAAAAGTTTCAGAAGTCAATATATGATCAACATCTAAAAAGGTAGCCCATTCAGTTTTACATTGAGTTGCGGCAAGATTCCTAGCCGCATGAGAATTAAATCCGATATCTTCTTTAATCTCATATAAACTTATATTCTCATTTTTAAACTTTGTCAAGACTTTTTTTGCGGGAAATTTAGAGGATGCATCATCAACGATAATTAAGTGACTGAACACATCCTCTTGAAAATTATATTCTATATATTTTTCAAGATAATCAGGATCTTCATAATAAGTTGTAACTAATGTGTTCATTTAAAAACATTATTTACCTGATTATTAACTTTAACAAATTTTCCAAAAACTGACATTTTTCTCAAATTTGGAGAATTAATATACGTGCAAGCTGATCGAAGTCCTCCTAAGATGTCATCAATAGTATCCTGAACTGGTCCTTTATATGGGATTAAAACTTCTTTACCTTCTGCAGCACGATATCCTTTTAGTCCGCCATTATGTTTATCATTAGCAGTTTTAGAACTCATACCATAAAACTGAACATATTTTTTCTCATCTATAACTGGAACAAATCCAGAACCTTGTGGATGCATCATCCGCTCATCGCTCTCTACATACTTTTTAATGATTTCACCCCCACCCTCATCATGTCCAGCTAACATACCGCCGAGCATAACAAAATCAGCGCCAGATACAAAAGCTTTAGCGATATCTCCTGGGTTTGTGCAACCACCATCAGAACAAACAAATAATTTACGCCTCATGCTAAGATTAATCTGCCGTGCCTGTTTAGATACTTCTAAGATAGCGGATAGCTGTGGATATCCAACTCCAGTTTTAATTCTGGTAGTACATACACTACCTGTACCGATACCAACTTTAACACAATCAGCTCCTGCCATGTATAAATTTAAAGCATGCTCTGAAGTTACAATATTACCCACCATAATAAAAGATTTGTCTCCACAAGTCTCTCTTACCCTACTTACGAAATGTGGAATATTTGGCAAATATCCGTTTGGAGTATCAATACAAATATTTTTAAATTTATGTTTATGTTGTTCGACTCTATCTAGATCAGATTCATTAATCCCAATAGTTAAAAATGCTAGTTCTGGTTCTTGTATTGTATCTAATTCATCATCAGTAATAGATTTAACTAAAGATGTCATCATTTTATTTTTACGTAATTGATTATGCATTTCTACTGTACCAACTCCATCCATGTTAGAAGCGATAATCGGTACTGCAAGAATTTTGACTGTAGTGTCAGTATCAACTTTACTACCTGCTAATCGTGTCCAAGGATCTGAGCGAAAAGAGCTAATTAAACTCACATCGTTTCTAGATAAAATATCTTTATTATTACTTTTGATCGCAGCTGACACCTCTGTTGAATTTTTTCCCGGAACAATCAACACATCAGAAAAATCGAGCTTAGTGTCATCTGAATAAAATTTGGTCATAAAATATACTCTTTTCTTTGTTTGTATATGCTATTTTACTGATAATGTTTTTTACTATGTGCAAAATCTCTATACCAATAAGCTAGTTTACTCGCAAAACTTCGCCGCTGCTGGGTCTCTTCTTTTTCTGTTTGAATACAAAAATTAGATGTCCATCTTTCTCTTTTAAAAGGAAGTAACTGAACTAGTGGTGTTCCTTTCTGAATAATAAACTCACCATCTCCCCCTCTCCATATAAAAGGAAAATTTACACTGTGCATTAAATCGGTATCCACTATTCCTGGAAGAACCTCAAAATCTAGATCATGATATGAGGGTGGGAAAAATTTAACAGAATATCCTTTTTTCGTATAAATTCTCCATGGATTTATAAATTTAAATAACACACCTCCGACAGAAAATTTTTCCAATGGGGTGCTTTTAATTTGCTCAACAGAATGAGACTCGATTAATAATGATTCCTCATCGCTCCACCGTGTAAACATTTCTGAACCGTCTTTAAAAATATAAAGGTCTTGGGGCATAGTGATAATATACCCAGATAAAAGTTCATCCTGTATGGGAATACATGCTTTAATTGATAGGTTAGCACCACTTTCTTGATTTGGCATAACTGGCATTTTAGAGGCGTCAGAAATATGTACGTTCATTTTCTTATACCAATCAGGAACTAACTTTTTCGCTGGCGTCGGATTATCCACAACATTATACAGCGACTCTTCAATTTTAAAAGTTATTTCACTCATTCAATTTTTACCATATTATAAAACTTATGATTATTTTTCGCTACTCAGATTTGCCCAAAGCCCATAGTCAAATTTAGGGAGGATCGGAGCATATTTACCTCGTAACTCTGTCGCAGTATTATAGTAAGATTTTATTTCAGCTTCAATAACTTCATCACTATCATTAATATTTAAAATTCCAGTATAATTATCAAAGAATTTCCAAAGGGTTTGCTGTTTTTTAATTGTAGTAAGATCGCTGAATTTATTAACATAGTCGTAAATAGTAAAATATGTACCCGCTTGATTAATTGCTAGGCGACTGATACTTTCGGCTGGCTTGCCCATATCAATGGCATATAATCCCATTTCTGAATTTTCTGTATAAAACACTTTTGATGCTTGCTTTAAAATGTCCACTCCAGAAAACTCAGGTCCAATAATTCTATAATACCCATATCTCATCCCAATTCTTCTTAGCATCTCATCATTGGTTAAGGGATGTACTTTTATAATATTTTTAGGATCCATCATAACCTTATCTAATAAGGCATAATCGATTAACTTTTCTAGATTCGAACCAGGAAGAAATACAACTCCATCAATACCGCTCTTTTGAAGATCGCCATCAAAGCTGTTCGTTTCATACTTATCAGCTAAAGTAAAAATACTGCTTTTTGTTTTTACAAGTTTACTCATGCTCATTGTGTATCGAGCATTAAATTCTGGCGACATTGTCGTTACATAGAACCAATTATTAAAATTAGTATATGTAAATTCAGTAAAATATGGTTGCTGTAATGGTGCTACATCAAAAGAGGCAGTTAAGGGACAATTAGATTTGATAATTTCCTCAACCTCTTTTAACCTTTCTACATTTGCTGTAGGTTTTAGGTCTCCGATCCTAGAATCGTCTGATAAATTTTCTTTAATTGTTTGTGATTTTACGCTTTCCATCGAAAGTTCCTTTAAGTCGGAGGAGTTGGATTATATCTGGATAGCTTTACGGTCCCGATGGAAGACTGAGTTGCCACTGAAGTGTTAAAGGTAGTAACACCCCCAGTGCCTCGGGAGGTAAATCTTCCTGTTTGACCAGTGGTGGAAAAACTCGTTGATCTATTTGTAAAGCCGATAGTTAATCTATTGGTGGTTGCGGAGGTATTACCACTAGTGAAACGGGAGGTGGTTCTGCTTGTGAAACTAAAAGGATTGTTAGTAGTAAAGCTAGTAGTAAATGATGTATTACCAGTGGTTATAAAATTTGTAGTAAAACTTGTATTGCCAGAAGTAGAGAATGATGTGTTTGCAGATGTAGTTCCGGTAGTATTAAAAAATGTAGTAAAGATAGTAATCCCACTAGTAACAGCACTAGTGCTTCGAGTAGTGTTAAATTCAGGGCCAGTTGTTTGGGTATCCACCGTAATTAGTTCAGTTTTATTATAAAAATCACTAAAGCTCAAAGCACCAGAAGCAGGAATTGTTTCGTTATTTGCGGTATTGGTTCCTTGATTGTAATATTCAGATAAACTATGAGGAACATCTCCACCAAATCTAACGGAAATACTTCTATCACTTCCAGCTGTATCACCTACTGAAAGCGCACCTGAAGCTGGAAGAAATGTTCTAGTCAAGCTCATATGCTTTACAACCTATTACTATAAAATATAGTAGTATTTATATATCGCCTAACCATAATAACAAGCTTCCCAAAGCATATAACCAAGCTCAATATCGAAATCAGAAAATCCTTTCATCCCTTCGAGCACCGACATGTATTTAGCCACTGCCATAATAGAAGGATTATCAACATCAATAATATATTTGTTTGGATTAACCCCAACCTCACCAGAGACGAATTTCACATAACGCTCAGAGTCATTCTCGCTCGGTGGTGCCCACTTATAGATAGCCTCCTTTAGAGTGAGTCCAGAATACAGACGATACAAAAGGTCAAACATAGCGGCATATCCCCAGATTGGAGAAGAAAAAGATTCATACGTTGCATCAACATTCGTCTCTCCAAAATAGTTTACCAGTGTTTTTCGAATGTTTCCTGGATTATTATTGCGAGTAGGAAGATTTTTTGATATGTGTGTATAATCACGTGCTTCGACAGTTATCTCAGTACAATTAAGATAGGTCTGCGCCTGAGATACAGATGCAGACCCAATAAAAAGTAACAGAATAAAAATATATCGCATAATTTTATTTAGTTTACTGTGACTTCCATCCGACGAATCTCGTACTTATCGAGAATAAAGTTTTCATACCAACTCTCTTCCTCGACCATACCCTTACCAGTTTCCCAGTCGGTGGTATCTTCTACCAGCCGATCGAACTGATCAAGAATGTACTCACGAGCATCTTCGATAGTGTCGAATATGCCACACTGGACGTTGTTAGCAAGCTGGTTTTCGGTAAAGTTGTAGATTACTTCAAACATTATGCATTCCTTATGCTGCGAGTTGTTCGAAGCCGAAAGTATCGACTACGAAAGCTTGATCGTTTTCATCTACGATAATATCGCCTACGGAGACGGAGGAGAAGGTATCGTGTGCCTTAACATCTTTGAGATGATCATGAGGAAAGTTACCCTTATAGAATGCATCATCAAGATCAACACCATTGATGGTCAGGACGTGATCGTAGTAACCAAGGTCCATAGCCTTAGTGGCGTTTGGAACGACGTCCTTACCAAACATATCACTTTTAAGCACGTGCTTACGAAGCTCAATACCGCTGTTGACCATTTCTCTTTCAGCTTCGGAGAGTTGAATCTGGAGAACTTTGAACTGCATTTCGATTTCCTTTCTTTCTTACACATATGAATATAGGACTTTTTGCAGGAATGTAAAGTCCTATATTCAATTTTTTTTCAACTATCGTGTAAAATTTTACATATTTACTGCCAGTTCCAGAGCCTTCTTCTTCACGTTCTGATTGTAACCATACCAAGAAGACTGAAGACGGGTATCGCTGTTGCGACCCAGAGTATGATCAGTCATGTAAGTAACAGTGTTAAACAGCTGCCAGAAGGTACCTTCACCAAGCTCTGCACCAGCTTGGGTGTGCATGACCTCTTGAGCCTCACGAGCCTTGTTAGAGTCACGATCAGAAGCAGAGGGGAAGACTTCGTTAAAGTAGTTGATCATTTGATCAACCGTATAGCTTTTCTGAGAGAGGTGTTCAGCTGCTTCCTTGTAGGTCTCCAGCTTCTGCTGAGCCATACCCAGAGCAGCATGAGCATCTTCAGCGTTAAATGGGCGCTGGTGACCGACACGTACATACTGATCTACGTTCTGGTTCAGGGAGAGAGTCAGAGTGTTGTTACACACTACACGGATCGGAGTGAATCGAACGTCGATAGACTTGCCGTACTGGTGTGGATTAGAGAACAGCAGGTAAGACTCAACAGAGTCTTCACCCTGTGCAGTCTTAATAGTGAAGCCATCGTTGACTTTGGCCAGAGCCCAGATCATCTTGCCGTCCTTGAGGGAACCAGCAGTATGCATCTTCATATCACCAGCATCAACAAACTCACGGAAGAACTCAAATGCTTCTGCGTTCTGTACAGGGTTCCAGTCAGAACCAACAATGTCCATGACCTTGTTATCAGAGGAGCGTACCAGAGCAGTCTTGCCCGGAACTTCACCCATCTCACCAAGATCATCCATGTAGTACATAGGCTGCTTGGTCACAGACCAGTTGAGTCCAGCAGCTTCCATCATACCATCAGTGCTAATGTCATCAGACACTTCAGTGCCCAGACCATGCCAAGGAGTCTTGCCAGCATAAGCCATCTGAGCAACACCGTTTACCATTTCAATTTCGTGAGCCATTTTGATTTCCTTTCATATCAAACTCATGTTTTTAATATAAGGGTTGACACTATAAATGTCAACCCCTATTTTTAAAAAATTTCAACTTTTTTAGTTTTTAAACCCCAGCAATGGTCCTAAGTGCCCCAGAGTTGTAGGGGTAGCAGGATCAGCTTTGACTGGTCGTAGGTAACTTGGGCCAACTCTCCAACGTTCAAAAGGACTAGTCCGAACAGAGATCGTCTTGCGATTGATCTTTTCGATCTTACCACGCTCAACATTACCTTTCTTAGTAGTAAACTCGACGATTTGGCCTACAGTAAATTTAGTTGAAATGCCCTTTAGAAGAACACGACGTCGAACATTGATCTCTTTAAGCAATAAGTTAAGAGTGTCCCAATCAGCGTTATGAATATCTTTAAGGAGTTTTTCGTTAATGACCATATGAGAACCTTTCGTTTTTAACTCATAAATACAATATAATAAAAAAGGGTCGCAAAAGCAACCCCTTTTTTTAACTTTTTTTCAACTATCGTGTAAAGTTTTAGGTATCTAATGGCCAGCCGAACACATCGAAGCGCCGACCATCCCTTAGTTCATAGTAAGGTTTACCATTTTTAGGTTGAGTGAGTTTAAGGACACCATTGAATGACATCTCACCATCAGCCTCGATAACTTTATGCCAATCCTTATTCAAGGATCCATACATCCTTGCAGTCAATCCTTTCTTTTTGGGATTGTAGTTTGACCAGACGATATGTCCTTTCTGAAACTGAAGATTTTCTGTTGATTCAATATCATCTGGACGAGTCATACCCCCATCATGTTTTTTAGGTTTATTTTTTGATCCTTTTGGACGACCACGTGGCATTATAGTTCTCCTTCGTTTTGAACGATAATATTATCATTGCCTCGCTCAGCAAGAATTTGTTTAATCACCTCGAGACGAACTTGACGTCGAGGATAAATCGATCCACCGCCAAACTCAATAATGTGAGCAGTTTCAGCGAGCTCTTTAGTAGAGCGATTTTCGTAAAGGCGACGTTCACCTGCGTACCAGTTATTCATTAGATTAGTCCTTACTCTTTAGTAACAAGATGACTATACTCTAAAAATAATGGGTCGTCAACCATTTTTTTACAAATAATTTCATATTGTTCTGGAACATCAACAGGAGTGTATTCTCGTTCTAGTTCAAAAGTTTTGATATTTAATCCCATATCGATTGCTCGAAGATGTTCGATACCTTCAATCTTTTCAAGGTCAGTTTCAGGCTCAGCTTCAAACTCATACAAAGCATCTGCTCTAAATGACTGAATACTCAAAGTCTTTTTGTACGGAATCTTTTTTCTAAAGTTTGATGGAATCGGATTTCTAGAAATAAGTAAAATATTATCATAAGAATCTGTCACGATATGACCGGATAAAAGATCTGTTCTCGGCTCTTCCATTTTAATGTGAGGAAGTATAATGTCCACGTCAGAGTTTTTCTTATGATAATTTGCGAGCGCAATTAAATCTTCAGGATTGACCATAGGATCGTCTCCCTGCACGTTCACTACGATGTCTGATCCAGATAATCCTAGTTTATCTGCTGCTTGTGCGATTCGCTCAGTGCCGTTCACAGGGAGTTGATCAGTCTCGATATATTCAATACCTAATCGCTCACACTCCTCCATAATCTCAGTATTATGTGTGCAAACGAAAACGTTATCATTATCTCCCACTGCCATCAGAGTGCGGAAATATACATGAGCAAACATTGGAAGTCCACAAATATCCAGCAAAGGTTTATTTGGATACCGAGTGCTTTCTAATCTACAAGGAATTAAATACGTTATCATGATGCCGCTGCCATAACCTCAAATCTAAATGAAGAACTTTCATCGTGTTTAGCACAGCCTTTTGACCATGCTTTTATACCAGATGGTTCAGTATACTTCGATTTAATTTTTTTGTCAATCCTTTTAATTCTAGTTTTACCACCTTCTTGGTATTTCGACCAATGCAAGCTTTTATACTCATCCAACAATTGCTGATACTTTGTTTTATCATTCAGCGAAGCTTTAATCTCATCCCAACGTGACTCATCAAAGAATGCCAGGAGAGAAAAGATTTTTTGATAATCATAAACTTCATTAGATTGAACATAAGGCTTTGGCATGTTAAGAACATAATTTCCTAACAATCCACCCTCAAGATCATCTGTAAAATCTTTATCTACAAATCCTGCATTTTCGGCCATAGTTCGGAGACCTGTTCCAACATATGGAACAAATGTTGATATCGTCACTCCATCATATCCTCTAGCACGATGTACTAATCTCGCTGTATCCTCAATCATTGATGGTGTCTCATATGGCATACCAATAATGGCATTTAAAGAATATGGAATATCTGATTCATTAATATATTCAAAATATTCATGATACACTTCTTGTTTTACATTTCTTGAAAGAACCTCTTTTCGATACTGTTCATTTCCCGATTCGAGGCCAAATGTCATGCGATAAATTCCTGCATGATTCATCATGTCTAAAACTTCGGGAGAACAATTTTCTACACGTGTATTCATCCAAAAAGGAACTTTATACTTGGACCACATATTAGAAAATTCTTCAAGTTCTTTCTTGGGACGAGCTAAGAAAGAATCGTCAATGAATAATATTAAATCCGGAGAGTATGATTCCAAATAATGCTGCAGCTCTTTCTCGATAACATCTGCACTTTTTCTGCGCATAAAGTTACCTTGATTATTCTCTTTAGAAAACGCTCTTTGTGAAGGTGAATTGCAATAAGTACAATTGTATGGACATCCCCTATAAGTTTCCATAGGAATCGCAGTCCTGAAAGACCTCCCACCCATTGGGCGAATCCAACGATTTTGATCAAACAAAGAAAAATCTGGCATAACCTCAGAGAGATTACAAAGTTCTTGCTCTGGATTTACATGCGCATGATCATCAAACCGATATGTTGTTCCAGGAATATCATGTAATGGTTTATTTTCTTTGAGGCGTTGAATGGCGTCTCGGACAACACCTTCTCCTTCATGATGACAAATCTGATCTACGGCATCATGTTTTAAAAGAAACCTTTTACCATCTCTAGCAAAAACTCCACCTACAATGTTTGGAATATTTTTTTCTCGAATAGATTCGAGCATTTCAATACCTTGAGTATAAACATTCTCAGTCAAAGACATTAAAATTAAATCTGGTTTAAATGATTCAACCTTTTCTTTGAAATCAGGAATGACATTCTTTGGATCTCTAGTTGTCAGAATCTTCTTGCTGTCTTCATATCCACCATTGTTGGCTCCAACATTAGCCATTTCAATGTGTCTATTTATAAACTGATTTGTATAGTATGTGGTCTCAAAAATATCTACTTCACATTCTTGCTCTTTTGCAATAGCTGTAAAGATACCCACACTGATTGCCGGAGAAAACATTAGCGGCAAATTTGGATATGCTATTAAGATTTTCATTTGTGAACAATAACCTCTACGTTATCTGGTTTCTTAACTTTCATATTACTATGCTTATGATGAACGATAAACTGAATATTATTAAACTCATTAAATATACCATGAGTAATTGATCGCCATGTCTGCGACAGTCGTTGTGTATTCATTCCGCCTCTATCAGAGCAAAGATAAAAGTCTGTTCTTGAACGAATATCAAAGTCCATTAATGAATCAAACCCCCAGATATGCACTTCCTCTGGCTTAATTTTATTACATGTGTAGTGTAGAGCAAAATGTCCACAATTAAAATTAGTATAACCTTGCCCACCATTACCTGCATATTTAGGCAAAGTAGTATAAAACTCTTTTACCTGTGCCATATGCTTTAATCTAAAGTCGCTATGATTCTCCATATACATCTTTGGACGCATACCTAACACCCAAGTATATGGGTTTTCTAACGATCCCTCATAAAGAGCTTTCATCATCTTGAAATCTACCATACAAGATAAAGCAATATTCGGAATTTCAAAAGGAGGTAAGTTACAACAAATCTTCATTCCTTTTTGAGGAGTGTAAAGATTAGATGCATGACCATTACCAATAACATGAGCAACTCTAGGCATTTTCAATCATCTTTCTTATCTGCGCTTTACCTTTAAAACCTGTCCAATGAATAATTTTTTTCTTTGAAGAGTCCTGACCATCTAGAAGCTGAATACGTAGCCAGTTGTAAATATTAGGCAAGTCTTCAATATATATTCGCTTCTTTAATGGATCGCCTCTTAACATTAAGTGTAAGACCTCTTGATCTCCAACAGTCGGACTTTCATTAATCTGAGTTCTCCAATCTCTTAAGATTTTGGGCGTACCCTCAAATAAAACGACTCCAGAGTTATGCCATGTCTCTCCTCTGCGTTTTGACCAGGGTAAGTCTTCAACCATTCCCAGTTTATTTTCCTGACAGTAGTTAAAAATCGTTGAAATACTCCGTAACACCTGACAATCAGTGTCAATCCAACAAGTTTTCTTTGAGAACTTTGATGCACGAATCATAGCCTCTGGTTTCAAAAACCAGTTTTTATCTTCTCGTCCAGTTAGCGTGATGACCTTGGCAAAATTTTTTTCAGCATATTCTCGAATCTGTTTACTAACACCAAAGTCAGCAAAAATAACTGGAATAGTATTATGCTTTGAATATTCAGTAAACCACCACTTCAACATCCATTCTGTGTTATCATCACAGCCTGTCAGGAAAGCTTTATCGAACATTAATAATATCCATCTTACCTTTTATCAGGAAATTATGTTTAGCCTGAATACCATCTTCTCTTTGAATCGTTGTAAACGAATCACGTGCCTCTACTGGCCAAGGGTAATATTCAGTAACCTCAAACTTTTCACGTCGAATAAAAATATCAGTAGGTTTCGCCATTCGCTTTGCCTCGACAATGAGATCTTTTGCGCCTTTTGGTGTGATATAATATCCATGCGCTCCGGGCAAAAATGGCTTGGAAGTAAGTCGCCCCTCTCCAAGCTTTGTCGGGATGTCAAACTTACCATAAGATGGCTTTCCTAAATTAATAATATCGCCTCGAAGAAATGTCGGGATATCGTCAATTATAACTGCATCATGTTCAAGGATCAAGTAATCTTCTTGACGGCGAAAACATTCTAACCATAAACTGTAATGAGACATAAATGCTGACAAAGCATTTTTATATCTAGACCACTTTTCTCTAAAAAATCGAGTATCGATTTCATGATCATATACAAGTTGATCTACATTTTTAGGTGTGACTGCATTAAAATATTCAACATTTATACCATTCGCTGCACCTGATTCAACACATCTTTCAGCAACCTTAACAGACTGTGGAGTATTCATCAAGGTAATCACTTTGGCTATCATAATCTAACTCGTTGTTGTTGAACGTTTTTGCTCTACTCTAGTTATATAGGGGTAATAAGACTTGAGCTTTCTCGGAAAGAACTGCTTACAGAGTAAAGCATCATTCGGCCAAAGACCAATCTTTTCTTGTAAATCTGCTGCTTTCTTTGCAGCTGCAGGTGTAATTACATATGCACTATTTCCAGCGAGACCATCTGGATTTTTTTCATCAGGCATATTTACACCATCAACAACATGCATACCATAGTCCCATTTAATGATGTTTTGATGATACATCTGACCTCTTCGAGTAGCCCCACGTGGATCATTGATCATACAAATATCGCCATCTTCGATATGGTTAGAGATTCTTGAAAGTTTAAATTTTCTAGTAAAGACAGCATCATGCTCAAGAATAATAATTGGCTCGTTCTTTTCTACACAAAGGTCCCAGAGTTTAAGATGGGAAATAGCGCATGCCATAATTTTTCTGTGATTGTCTGAACGATAGCCTACTAAGTGTAAACCATGATCTTCTTTTTTCTCTCCCTGTAAAGGGTAAGTGTACTCCCAATTAATAGTTTCTCCAGGAGTAGTAGCCTTCACCATTTCAATATGTAGATCTCGATTAAAATGTCGAGCAGTATCTACAGTCCTTCGAGCGCAGGTTATACTATACTGATCATTAAAAAGTGCAATGACATATGCTTTCATCGATTTACTCTAATAACATAACTATCTGGAGTAGTAAAATACCGAAGATCCCAATGTTTAGTTTTATAAGGAGAAATTTCATTTAAAAATTGCATATATTTAAAAAGATTATATTCATCAGGATTTGCTTTTAACCAATCATGCTGAAGTTCTGTCTGAGTCATGATATCAAACGGCCAAACATCTTCGACATAATATCTACCTTCTTCTTTTAAGAAAGGAAAGGTATGCCTAAATGTTAACTGATTTGCTTCTGGTGTATGTTTACCATCGTCAATTATAATATCGAATTTAATATTACCCCAAGCTTTCTTAATTTCCTTCACAATCTTAGGAGATGTGCTATCTCCCTTCAACCATTTAGTTCTATCTTTTGATAAGACTGGCACTTCCTCTGGAGTTACTCTCGTAAAAATATCAATCCCATAAACTGTTGCGTTTGGGAAGTAATCCAACCAAGCCTCCATTGACGCACCTTTCCATATGCCAATGTCTAAGATATTAATTGATTGTTCTTTTAGAGCTTTAAATTCAGGCTCATAGACTTCCTCATAGTTATGAAACCAACCTTTGTCACATTTATATTTGTCAAAAAGCTTTCTCATCTCACTCATGGCTTAGTTCCTTCGACTACTACAGACTCCCAATTACGAACACCATCATTAACTTCAATACCATTGAGAGCCTCATGTTCAGATTTACCATACTCAACACTTTTAACATCAACAAATCCTGCCTTAGCTACTTGATCAATAAGTTGTTGTGTTGTTGGAACCCAAACATGCCCCTGCTCAAACAAAGTCCTATCAGAAATGCGCTTAGAAACGCCAAAGGAAGGCTCTCTGTTAAAAATTTTTCTAGAATAATTTACGACGAACGGATGATCGTCATTCCCAGGTAGAGACTCAAAAAAACCACGCTCAGGGCAAGAGACTCGAATCACGCCTCCACTTTGTAAACATCTAAATGCTTCTTTTAGGAATACTAATCCTTTTTTAGCTGGAATATGCTCAATCATATGCTCGCTCAATACATACTCAAATGTGTTATCTTCATGAGGCCAAGTTGTAGTTGCATCCATAAACGTGATTGGATAATTAACTCGTTGATGTTTTTGTGTATTGTCAACGTTTAACCAGCCATCTCTAGTTTCCCAACCACAACCAACATTAATTTTTGTATACTCATTCATAATATTCCTCTATGTATTTTTTCTTACCGCCAGTATAATGAACGAAGTTCATTTCTTTAGGCTCTTTACCTTCATAAAATCTAAATTTAGGATAGCAGTTCCATTTTAACTCTAGTTCTGTATAATCTAAATGTTTCTGAACCTGACCATTTATATATGGCTGATCTAAAGACATGTTTCCTTCAAGTATATAATGCCATCTTTCCCAGTTCATAAACTGTTTAGCAGCCTTTTGTATTCCTTCTTTTGACCAAAGAATAACACCACTGTTAAACATTAAATATGAAGCTTTTACTGTCTTCGGAGTATAAACAGGAACTTTAAAATATGATGCAGCTAGTTTATATTGAATTTCGACTTTTGTCAATCCAAAAAATGGATCAGCATTCATACCCTTTGGCCTGTATTCTGGAATTAATCCAACATCTCTAATTTTTTCATCGAAGATATTATTGAAGTTTTCTGGTATAACATCCACATCAACATATAATACTCTATCGTACTTAGAAAATAATGGATCATGTAATACTCTTAGATTTTCGAAGTAAGAGTTATTACAGTATTTTAATTGATTTGAAAATATATAATCTGCGCCAACAGCATCAGCATATTCTTTAAACTTTCTCTTGCTGATCTTGACCCACTGAGGTTCTGCACCAATCCAATATTGAAAAATACAAGTCTTCATTAAATTAAAAACTCTGAAGATACACTTCTATCTGGGTTGGCTAATCCAGATATAGAAATATGATTATTATTTTTAGAAAGAACTTGCCACCAGCCAAACTCTGCAGCGAGAAGTAGTTTTTCTTTATGTAGCTTCCATACATTATCAGTATTAAATATTTTCTTTGGATGAATAATTAATTGATCAAAAAGAAAATTATAATGATACCCCTCGTTATCAGAAATATTAAAAGGTTGATTAAACATACTCCAATGCTCTTTTAAAGTGCCAAAGCCTACTGCACAATTTATCGCTGCAGCCATTTTAGCAAAATTATTAAAATGTTTCTTGGCGTTTTTAGCTGTCCATGTATCCCAACGTGCTCTAACTATAATATCATAATCAGATGTAATATAATCAACTGCATATGCATGAGCTAAAATTTGTTTCGTTTGATGAGAAGAAGTTTCTCGAAATACTTTATTTTGCTTCGCTTGATTAATAGTCTTTTCAAGCTTGGGGGTAACTTCATGAAAGTCAATATCTGCATCAACGAAAGGATGATAATTAACCTTTGGTTCAGGAAAAAATGCTACTGTTTTATCAGGGAAATATTTACTAATATACTCTCTTTGACTTAACCATGTGCTAAAATAAAAATCGGCATCAGGGAAATTTTCTTCGAGCCGTTCAATGTTAGGTCTAACATCCTCCCTGATACTGCTTCTTGGCAAGCCCGAGACGCAAACTGCAACTTTCATTATAATTCCTCAAACATCTTTGGAATATTGTATCTGTAATCCCCAACATAATGCGCAAAGT